GTCGTGCGTGTGAAACAGGGCGCGAAGACCTACACGGGCGGCGGGCTGGCCTCTTTCGTGTATAGCCGCGATCATGTAGTTTCGGAGCTGGACGGCGATCGCGCCGTTATCACCTACGGCGGCGTGACCGTGGCCGCCGTGCGCGTTTCCGATCTCACGCTTGTAAAGGAGTAACAAATATAAACACCGACAAAAAGAAAGCGAGGATTTGAAAAATGGATAACATGGTAATTGTTCTTGTGGTTGTGGCCGTCGTAGCGGTCGTTTTCGTGGGGCTGATCGTATTGATCCCCTATCTGGTAAAGAAGGGGATCAATATTTCCGGCGTTCTGACAGGGACGACAACCGTTCTTGACACCGCGGATCATGTGGTCGATACCCTGCAAGAGTTCTTCCCCGAAGTTCCCGTTATCACTGTTATTGACAAGGTGATCGGGTGGGCGCAGAAAGCAACAGAGGCCGCCGAACAGCTTTACAAAACAAGCAAAATTGAAGAGGGACAGCGCAAGGAAGAAGCGACAAAACTTGTATATCAGTTTATCGAAGCGGCAGGAATTGAAATCGACGACGATTTGAAGAAGATTGTTGACGGTGCGATCGAAGCCGCCGTTTTTGCGCTTCCGAAGACGCATACCGACACCGCGGAAGCCCTGAATACTTAATTGCCATTGCGCCGCGCGCGGGTTTACTCCTTTACCGCCCGCGGTTTGATGGAGGCGGCGGCCACATGCCGCCCGCCTGATACACGAAGCCCCCGCTTCCGCTGAACCGCGGCGGCGGGGGCTTATTTCATTACGGGAGGTTTTACGCATGAGCGAACAGAGAAAAAACACAGGCACACGCAAGCGCGCGACGAAGAAGGATACAGAGAACAAAACCACGCGCACGCGGAAAAAGGTTGCCGAAGAACAGGCCGCGCCCGTCCAGCAGAACGAGGAAGCCGCGCCGGATCGCGTGAAGGCCGAAGAGGAACAAACCGCCCGCGCGCCGGAACAGATGGCGGGAAAATCGGAGCATGACAGCGAAAAGCCGGAACGGACACCGCCCACGGCGGGTTCCTTTGAGGTTGCCCGCGTGCTGAAAGTGACAAAACCCCTTATGCGCGGCGAAGATGTGAAGGCATTGCAAACGGCCTTGATCGAACGGAATTACCATTGCGGCACAAACGGAGCCGATGGGACATACGGAAGGTTGACCGCTTACGCCGTGCGCTGTTTTCAAGCGTCAAAAGGCTTGATTGTAAACGGACGCGCGGACAGGTACACGATCGCCGCGCTTGGCGGCACATGGAAAGAGTAACAGAACATAGAAAAGCCCCCACGCTGGCCGTTTATGGCTGGCGTGGGGGCTTTTTTGTCGTTTTGCGGGGCTTACTCATTCCGGAAGCGCAATGTTATTTCCGCGCCATAGTTCCGGCCTTCGCCGCCGCCGTAAACCTCCATGTTTACGATCCCGTCGAGGCGGGAAAAATTGTCGTTCACATAGGAAGCATATTCGGCGGGAATATTCCCGATTTGATCGCCGTTGACATAGACACCGAAAGCGGGCTTGCCCTCCCATTCTTCCCGTTGCAAAGTCAATTCCATTGTTCCCTTGTTGAAAGGTTCGTCTTTGAAGTGGATTTTTCGCAAGATGGTTTGACGGCTTTTGCGCCCGTTCTTGAAGGTAACGCCCGCAACCTTCACGGAAAGAAATTCAAAAGCGGGCTTTGTTTCGCTTGCGGTCGAAGAAACGAACGGCGGCGCGGTGGGAGCTGGCCGGACGGTCGGTGCGACACCGTACGGCGCGCATTTTTTACACGGGGAAAGGCCGCGTTTCTTTGCGACAGAAAGCGGGATATATTGCGGCTTTCTCATTCCGGAACAATGCGCGTTCGTGTGATACTTTGTGCCGCCCTCTTCAAAATAGACCTTTGTTTCCTTTGCCGCGTCCACAGCCGCGCACCTTTCTTCTTTCTTGCCACGCCCAAACATTGACAAGGCAGAGGATAAAAACGATTGCTTCATAGTTTGAATAGCTCCTTTCGTGTGCTTAAATTATGGCAACAAGGGAAGAATACTTTTTGCATTCTGACCTTTAACTCAATTATGCAAGAATTTTGTGTTAAAGTCAAGAAAAGTGCTGATGTTTAGCACAACGAGAGGGGCGCGGGTGATCGTGGGTGAAGATATACGACTATAAAGGCCGGAAGAATATATGCGGCGACAGAGTGCGGGAAGCACGGCAAAAGAAGCGGCTTACGCAAGAGGCGTTAGCCGCGAAACTGCAAATTGAAGGTGTGACAATAGAGCGGGACAGCCTTTTAAGAATTGAGATCGGAACACGGTTTGTTACTGATTACGAATTGAAAGTGATTGCTAAAGTGTTAGGCGTGTCCCCTCTTTGGCTGATTGATGATGAAAACGAATGAAGCGGCGGGAAATTCCCGCCGCTTTTGCTGTTTTTCGCAATTATTTTCTTGAAAGCTATTGACTTTATACGGCAAATGCCGTATAATAAAATCACAGGCAAGGGGAAGCCGAGTAAAGCGAAAGGAGAAGACAACACCACCGGAAAGGGGGTGCGAAGATTGACCGAAGAGCAAATAAAAGAACTGCTTGAACTTCTCAAAAAGGCTTTGGAAAGTGAAACGGTGGAGCGTATCACAATCAGCATAAAGCCCAACAAGAAGAACAAACAGTCCTAACAGATACGGCGGCGGGTATCCCCGCCCGTCGCCTTTATTATAACCGATAAAACGCGAAAATGTCAAGGGAGGTTCGGCGCGTGGATATTAGCGTTAAAATAGCATATAGAAACGAGAAATTGCAGGCCGCACGGCTGGCGGCTGGTATGTCACAATCACAGCTTGCGGCGGCGGCGGGAATTTCCGTGCGTATCCTGCAAGACTACGAAAGAGGCGCGCGGGATATTAACGGGGCAAAGCTGGCGACACTATTAAAAATTTGCAACGCCCTTGAATGTAGCTTGCGGGATATTCTCACCGATCCGGCCACGCTGGAAGGGCTGGACGAATACGACAAAAGAAGGAGTTAATTTCAGGCGCAGGGGGCGGGAAACCGCCCCTTGTTTTTGTTTATAGGGGGGCGTGGAGCATGGGGCATTGTTTTAGCCATTTAACAAAGGCAGACCGTTACAAGATCGAAGCGTTATTGAATAACGGACATTCGGCAAAGGAGATTGCCGCGGAAATTCATGTGCATATCAGCACTATTTACCGCGAAGTAAAACGCGCCCGCATGGTTCACCGTAATTCAGATTGGACGGAGGAAGAAAGGTATAATCCGGACGAAGCGCACAGGCGATACCGTGAAAACCTTTCGGCAAAAGGCGCACCGCTGAAAATTGGCCGTGATTACGCCCTTGCGGAATATCTGGAAAGAAAAGTGCTTGAAGAAGGCCGATCCCCCGCCGCCGCACTTGCCGACATTGCTTTAGAGGGGTTGGAATTCAAAACCACAATTTGCACAAGCACATTTTACGGCTACATAACAAAGGGCGTGTTCCTTATGCTGACAAACAATGATTTGCCGGAGAAGGCAAAACGCAAGCGGAAATATCGCAAAGTGAAGACGGCCAAACGCGCCCCGCGCGGGAAGAGCATAGAAAAACGCCCCGCCGAAGTGGAGGGGCGCGAAGTCTTCGGACATTGGGAAATGGATACCGTTTACAGCGGGAAGCAGACTTCAAAGAAAGCCCTTCTTGTGCTGACGGAGCGGAAGACGCGGCAAGAAATTATAGAGCGTATGCCGGATCGGACGGAGGAAAGCACCATAAAGGCACTTGATCGAATAGAACGGCGGTTCGGCGCACTCTTCCGCAAGGTATTCAAAACAATCACCGTTGACAACGGCGGGGAATTCTCCAATGTGGAAAGGCTGGAACAATCCGCGATCCGCAAGGGAAAGCGGACACGCTTTTACTATTGTCACCCGTACAGCAGTTTTGAACGGGGATCAAACGAAAATCAAAATAGAATGATACGGCGGCGATACCCGAAAGGAACAGACTTCGGGAAGGTATCAACCGCCGCAATAAAAGACCTTGAACAATGGATCAACAACTATCCGCGTGAAATATTGGGCTGGAAAACTTCTGCAATGTGCTTCCGCGAATGCCTTGACGCACTATAAAAATAAATTTTCAATTTTTTTCGCATTTACTATTGACATTTGCGAATGTGGGTTGTAATATTAAATGCGAAAGGAAACGAATTCCCCCGAACGGGAATTACGAACCTTCCGCATTTATTTTTTTATACCACAAACCACGATAAACCGCAATAGAAACGGGGTGAAGACATGGCGGGAAATTATAGGTATCTGGATTTTGAGGATCGAAAGAAGATCGAGGCGTGGCACGCCCGCGGGGATCGCCCGCTTGAAATCGCCGCGCGGCTTGGCGTGCATACCGCGACGATCTACCACGAATTGCAACGAGGCTATACCGGAGAAGTGGACGCGGCGCAACGCGAAGTTTACAGCGCGGAGCGGGCGCAAGCGGTGGTTCGGGAAAACTTCAAGCGAAGAGGCCGCCGCGGGGCGGCGCAGGCAAACGGCGGGAGCTGAACGGGAGGTTTTGACGGTGACTAATTTTGAAAAGCTGGCGCAATCCCCCGCAGGGCTTGGGGCGTTCCTTCGGGGATTGCCGATTTTAGAAGGGCCGTGGGACGACGAATTTCACAAACGGTATTGCCGGAAGTGCCCTTCTACGGATTGCACATATTGTCCGCATGAAAAATTCCGGAATAATCCGGAATGGTGGTTAAACCTAAAAGCGCGATAGGCGCGAAAGGAGCTATTCAAACTATGAAAAACAAACAATTTACGGTTGCCGAGCTTCAAGAGGCTATAAACAATCGGCTTTCCGGACTTGCTGGCCGGAAGTATGAAGGCACGGAATTTCATTCGTGGATTAACGGAGAGATTGCCGCAGAGTTTGAGGAAAGAGGGATCACGGAGCTTTGCCCGTCCGTGTGGAGCATAAAGCCCGACATGATAAAAGAAAGCGGCGTATCCCTTTATGACGACATAGCACGGATCAAAGCCGAATTGAAGAGGGATAAACGGTATAAATGGAGCGCAGGCCGTGGGGTGCTTCTTGCGGCGGCAGTAGAGTTCCGCGAAGAATTGTTGCCGCTTTCGCTGGACGGTGCGCGCCGTTTCATGTTGAATGAACAACGCGAAAAGATGATGAAGAATTGCGCGGAAGTACGCGACGAAGCATTGAAAACGGTTCGAGAGTGCGAAGCAGAGCTTGAACGCCTGAAAGAGCTTGTTTTTTAAGGGGGTTATACAATGAAAAACAATGCGTGCGTTCGGCTGACGCAGAAAACGGCGAAAGCCCTTATTCAGCGGGAATTAAACCTTTCGGCTTCAAGGCTGAAAAAGGAGCGGGCAGAAGGCGGCGTGTATATCTACAAAATGACGCTTGGACGCTTTGAAATCACCGTTGAAAACGATTGGTTCGAGCGCAACGGCCTTTATGTGCTGGAAATATCGTCCGGAACGGGCGAGGCAATGCGGCTTTACTATGATCCGGACACGCTGGAAGAGAATTGCGAAGCCGAGGACAAAAACCGCGCCGAAATCAGGAAGGAACATTGCGAAGGGTGCGCGCTTATGCAGGCCGCACGGGAGGGCAC